GCTCGGGCACTGGCACTATTTCGAGCCGACAGGCTATGTGGCGCCGCTGATCGGGCGGGAGTTCGTGCACGGGGTGCTGGACTGCTACAGCCTTTGCCGGGACTACTACGCGACCATCGGCCTGAACCTGAGCGATTACGAGCGCGACATGGACTGGTGGCTCAACGGGGGCGACCTGTACCGGCAGTATTTCGCCGCCGAGGGCTTCGTCGAGGTTTTCGATGAGCCACGTCAACATGATGCCTTCCTGATGCAGCTAGGCTCTCCGGTGCCGAACCATGCCGCGGTTTATATCGGCGACGGGCTGATCCTGCACCACGTGATGCACCGCCTTTCCAGCCGGGACGTCTATGGCGGGATGTGGCGGCGCGCTACCTGCACCCATTTGAGGCACCGGACCCTATGCTGACGACCGTCAGGCTGTACGGAGAATTGGGCCGCCGATTCGGGCGCGTGCACCGGCTCGATATCGCATCGCCTTCCGAGGCGGTGCGCGCCTTGCGCGTGATTCGCCCGGGGTTCGCCGAGTACGTTGGAACCTCCAAGGTGATGTGCCGCTTCGTCATCAACGACGAGCCGGTCCGCTGCCGTGAGGAAATGGACATTCGGCGCAGGATGCGGACCGTGCGGATCGTGCCGTCGCATCAGGGGGCCGGGCTGGAACTGGCGCTCGCCACCTTCCTGTGGTTTGACGTTGGCATGTCGCTCGTGGCGGCGCACGCGCTCGCGGGGGCGATCATCACCGGGCTGACTGCCGTGGCGACCTCGCTGGTCATCGGCGGGATCAGCCAACTCCTATTCGCCCCTCCCAAGCCGACGTCCCCGGGGGAGCGAGAGCGGCCGGAATCCAAACCGAGCTACGCCTTTCAGGGGCCGGTCAATACCGCGCAGCAGGGGCAGCCCGTCCCGGTAGGCTATGGGCGCCTGCGGATCGGCTCACAGGTGGTTTCCGCAGCGCTGGTGACCGAGGAAATGCCGCTATGAAGAAGCGAATCATAGGGGCCAAGGGGGGCGGAAAAGGCGGCGGCGGCGGGTCGGCGCGGGTTCCGGTCGAATACCCGGATTCGCTGCGCTCCCGGCAGGTGGCGCGGGTGATCGACGCGCTTTGCGAGGGGCCGATAGGCGGCTTGGTCGACGGGCTGAAGTCGATCTATCTGGACGGCACGCCGGTCCAGAACCCGGACGGCACCTACAACTACCAAGGGGTCGCCTACGATCACCGGGTCGGCTCGCAAGCCGATACGTACATGCCCGGGCTGCCTGCCAGCGAGAGCGAGAAGGCGGTCGGCGTTGAGATCAAGGATACTCAGTCGCATAGCATCACGGTCACGAATCAGAACGTGAACGCGGTCCGGGTCACGCTTGGGTTTCCCGGGCTTTCCTATCAGGATTCCACCACGGGCGACCTCTCCGGGGCTGCGGTCCGCATCGCTGTTGATGTGCAGACCAACGGCGGCGGCTACGTCGAGCGCTTTCAGGATGTGATCAGCGGCAAGACCATGTCCCGCTATCAGCGGGCCTATGTTGTCGGGCTTTCAGGATCTCAGCCTTGGGATATCCGCGTGCGCCGCGTCTCGCCCAATGCAACCGTGGCGAACATTCAGGACAAGTCATGGTGGGATAGTTATACCGAAATCATAGATTCAAAGCTCGCCTATCCGAACACTGCCAAGGTTCTACTCGTTGTCGATGCGGCGCAGTTCAGCACGGTCCCGGCTCGGGCCTACGATTGCAAGCTGCAACTCGTCAATATCCCGAACAACTACGATCCCGTCGCCCGGACCTACACGGGGGAATGGAATGGAACCTTCTCTGCTGGGCAGTGGACCGACAACCCTGCGTGGTGCTTCTATGATCTGATCACGAACGACCGCTATGGGCTGGGGGAGTTCATCGACGCGGCGAACGTCGACAAGTGGGCGCTTTACAAGATCGCGCAATATTGCGATGTTCTAGTGGACAACGGCCGCGGCGGGCAGGAACCGCGCTTTACCTGCAACCTCCTGATTAACACCCGGGAGGAGGCGCAGCGGGTGGTCACGCACTTCGCCTCGCTCTTTCAGGCTATGGCGTTCTGGGCGGGGAACCAACTGACCGTCGTGCAGGATGCGCCGGCAGATCCCGTGGCGGTTTTCGCTGAAGCGAACGTCATAAATGGCGAATTCAATTACGAAGGCTCGGCGCTGCGCTCGCGCCATACCGTCGCGCTGGTTGCGTGGAACGATCCGAGCGATGGATACCGGCAGAAAATCGAGTACGTTGAGATCGCCGATGCAGTGGCGCGCTACGGGGTGCGCCCCGTCGAGGTGGTGGCCTTCGGGTGCACCTCGCGGGGGCAGGCGCACCGGACCGGCAAGGCGATCCTGTACGCGGAGTACCGCGAGTGCGAGGTGATCAGCTTCGCGTGCGGCGCGGACGGGTTCGGGCTTTATCCGGGGGCGATCTTCCAGACGAGCGACGCGCATCGGGCCGGCGTGCGCTGGGCGGGCCGGGTGATCGAGGCGCCGAACCTGATATCGCCCGATCTCGAAACGTGGACCAAGCACGCGAATCTAGACCGAACCTGCCAGTTCAAGACCGATCCGGACGGCGGAATGGTCTGGCGGCTCAAGGATATTTCGGCGACCGAGCATACCAACGTCCACACCGGGACGGTGGGGGGCGTTCCCGTGCAGGGCGCCTACTATCAGGCGCGCTATTGGGTGCTCAAGACGACGGGTGCGCCTGCCTCCTTCGCTGGCTTGCGGCTCGAATTCACCGGCGGCACGACCAAGGCTTACGAGGCGAACATCAACCCGCAGACCGGGGCGATCTACTGCCGCGGGAGCGCGGCCGGCGGGGTCGGGGTGACCGTCGAGGACCGGGGAGACTTCTGGCTTTTGCGGATCATCGGCACGCCGAACGCGGAAAACGTCACCGCAGTGCGGGCAATCGTCTACGCCGCGCTCACCACAACGATCAGCGGCGCCTATGACGTAGCCACTCAGGGCTGGATTGATCTAGGCTCGGTCAAGATCCAGCGGGTCGATTCGATCACGCTCGATTCGGAGGTAGCCGTTTCCGCTGGCGGAGACTACGTGAGTATCTCTATGCCAGACGGCTCGATCAAGCGGGTCCAAGTCTGGAACGGCAACGGCACCGCCTCGTGGTTGCTGGTCGGTAACGTGCTCGGGGACGTGCCGCAGGAAGGCGCGATGTGGCTGTACGAAACCATGTCGCTCTTGCCGGAAAAGTGGCGCTGCATTTCAGTGGTGGAGGAGGATGGCGGGGCCACTTACAAGGTGGTCGGGATCAGCCACCTCGACTCCAAGTACCTCGAAATCGAAAGCGATATCGTCCTCGAAGATCCGCCGTCCTCGCTGTTGTCCTCGCGCTCTCAGTCTCCGCCGACGGATATTGCCGCGACCGAGTACCTCGCTATCCGATCCTCGCAGGTTCGCACTTTCGTCACGATCTCGTGGACGCCTCCTGTGGGCGCGGTGCGCTACATCGTCGAGGCGCGGCGCGGAACGCTGAATTGGGCGGTCCTCGACTCCAACGAGCGGGCCACCTCCTACGATTACGAGGTGATCGACGGGGAAACCTATCTTTTCCGGGTCACCGCGGTTAGCGTGCTCGGGGTCTTGTCCACGCCGGCAGTCTCCTCGCCAATTCAGATCCTCGGCAAGCGCGCCCCGCCTCCTGACCTGACGACCTTCCTCGTCGCCCGGCAGTCGGACGGCACCCGGCAATTCACGTGGGCGATGAGCGATCCGCCGCTTGACTATGCGGGAGTCATGATCCGCTATCGGCTCGGGTCTGGGTGGACATGGGATCAAATGTCCCCGCTGCATGATGGGGTGCTCACGCTCTCGCCGTGGGAGACGAACCAACTGGCGGCGGGCGCGTATACGTTTGCCATAAAGGCGGTCGATACCACCGGCAACCTGAGCCAAAATGCGCTATTCATATCTGGGACGCTGGGCGACCCACGCCTTTCTGGCGTGCTTCTGAGCTTCTACGATTCCTCCCTGCTGTGGGCATCCGTAACGGGCGGAACGGTCACGCTGACGAACTGCCACCTTGAGCCAGAAACCGGGTGGCTGCGCCCGAACGAGGCGATGACCAACCCGTGGGTGCAGGATTGGGACGGGGCGAAGTGGATCAATACGGAAGCGACGAGCATGTCCTTCCAGCGGCAAGTGGATATCGGCGCCGTGGTCACCTTCACCCCCATCGTATCGGCTGACGCAGTCGGCACGC